GCCTTAGTAGTAGGTGCGTCAGCGACAACAGAGTTGCCTGACGACTCAGCTACGACTGGAACTGTCCCTGCTTCAGCTGCAAAAGCTTCAGCACTTACTCCTGCTGTTTCCATACAAGATTCCTTTACATTCTAGGGGTCGTTGTCCGAATTAATTACACGATTGACCAAACGTTGGTTATATTGTCTTTCCTAATACGAAAAAAATCCCAGTAAACGGTTATTTTTCGTATTCTTCTGGTACGCGCCTCTGAGGGAGGACCGTGCCATAAGCTTCTGTGACCAACTTGTTGCGTAGGTCTGCTTCGCCCATATCGGCGGCGGCTAGAGCCTCGTCTATAGTTGATGGTAATACGGCTGGAGCCGCTGCCTCTCCTGGTTGTAGAGGTTGACCTGGCTTACCGCCTGTTTCTGGATTAGGCATGGTGCCTGTAAGTTCAGCGATTTCTTGCTCAATCTGAGTCTGTAGAAGCTTAAGGGCACCATCTGCGACGGCATCATCCATAAGTTCTTGACGGATTTCATTAAGTTTATCGGTTGGGAAGGACTCACCAAGTGAACGTAATGCGCCTTCCTTAGATTCAAGCCCTAGGGATAGCATTGACTGTACTTCGTTAAGGGCAATCAACTTATCTAGTGGCAGTGGCTGTGGGAAATGTACGTAAGTTTGGTAGGTCAATGGGTCGTTAGGGTCTAGGCGGTCTACTTGGCCAGTCTTTAACTTAACGTTACGAGTTGGGTCCCAGATAAGCATCTCTGGCTCTTTAACAGCGAGGCTGCGAATAATAAGCTGATTAATCATCTCTAGACCACGAGCATATTGAACAATCTTCTGGTGGTAGCGGTTCATCAAAGGCTGGAACATGATAGATAGAGCTACGCCTGATGTATTAGAGATAGGCTGGGCCTGACCAAGTGCGGTCTCAGGAACACCAACCATTTCGTGCATAGACTTCTTTAGGACTGATAGGAACTCCATAGCTCCCTTAAGTCCCTGTGAACCACCTTCTAGGTTTTCTACCTTTGCGTCTTTTGGTAGTCCACCCCAGACTTTATTAGCACCCTTTTCAAGTTGAGAAGCTTTTGCACCGATGATGACGGTAACGGGCGCAGCGTGGTAGTTAACGATGTCAGCGATATCAGTAGCAGTTTCATTATAAGTACGGTTAATGTTAATAATGTCAAAGCAATCAGAGAGACCCCAAGGAGAACCGCTAATGCGAATATTTGGAATATGAACAACGGGAATAGTGCCAAGCGGGTTAGGACGAGAATCAATGAGCTCGTCGTTGATGTACTCTTCGATGATGTCATCTGTAAGGATTTCTGTGTAAGTGAACACCTGACGTGTACCTTCTAGGGATGTACCCCAGAAACGATACTTTAACTTAAAACGGATTAGGCGCTCGCGGTCGTGTGGGTGGAACTCTGGGAAACAGAAAGATGCGTTAAGCGGAAGGATACGAACTCTTCCTGGATGCTTCATGCCAGATGAATCTTCCCATGGCTCTTCATAAGCAACCTTTACAAAGCAGTCACCAGACACAGTTCCCTGCTGTCCCATTTCCCATAGGACTGTTGCTTTGTTGTTATCTACTTCCCACACACGCTCAAGAAGGTCAGGGATGATAGCTTCGGTTTCACGTGGGCTACGGAAATCAACGCCCTTACCAAAAGCAAAGTTAATAATGAAATCTGAAAACGCACGGTAGTAATTAAGTACTAACTGGCTGTCGCCTATTTGACGGCGATATGAATAGTGGTGGCCAAGATACATGGCCCAATTAAGTGAATAACGATTTAGTCGCGGACCATGTACTTCAAATTCTTCATCTGCTAGTTCTACAAGACCTAGTGGTGAAATTGAGATTGTAAGGTCACTGGACGCAGCCCTATACGATGGGGGTGAAAAATCAATACCGCTCATGTCACCTTCTCTATATTAAAGCCAAAGAGTATCATTAAATTTAAATTAAGGAAACCCCTCACAACAGCTACTAGTACTTAGCCACTTGTTTTCTTACTGGCTTGGTGATTTTTTTCTTCTGCTGTTGTTCTTTTTTCTTTTCTTCTTCTGCCGCGTAGTCGCGTAGGCGAGGGTCTACTTCTCGCTTGGAATTAACATACTGACCACCCATTGCGTTATACCTAGAGTGAATCCAGTGTCCGCGAGCAGGGGAGTTTTTAGAGAACTTGCTATTTGCTTGAGCAGTAATCATGTTCCAAAGTTTAGGATTAGCGGGTTCCCGCTCTTCCGTCTCTTTAGCTTCTTTTCCTCTAATGAGTGCCATTTAAATTCCTTATAAACTGGGAAGCCTACCCCCGCAGCTGTTCAAATGTGCTGAACGGGGGTAGGAAACCTAATTAATCGTTTACGACAGCTGGGTTGCCAGACTTCTGAGGACCGCCGCTGCGAGTAACTTCCTCGAAACGGTTGTCGCCATGGTCAGCAAATGCACCAGATGAGAAATCAGAAAGATTCTGTGGTGCAGATACCCATGCAGCAGAACCTACGTGAGCACGCTCACGCATAGTTTCTTCTGCAGTTTTTGTGTGAACAGGCTTGTTACGGTTTGGACGACCTGCAGCTGGTTCGTATCCCTGCATAGCACCAGTGGTGAACTGTGCTGGGATATCTGTATCAGTTGCAACGCCTTCTTCAAAACGTAGTGGGCCACGCTGTCCTGGAGTTGCAGGTGACATCTTACGGTCGTAAGTGGTACCTGGCTTCTCAGGGAACTTAGGTGTTGGGGCAATTGCCATTTTTATACTCCTTATTAAAGGGTTGAGGACCTCGTGTAAAAGTGTCCTACGTATTGACCTGAAAATCAGGCTAAACGACTATCTACTAAAGAATGGGGATGTCGACACCTCTACCGAAGGCATGGTCAGGTCTAATGTTAAATAGCATGCAATAGCCAAAGAGTCGGCGTAGTCATCGTGAGCATGGGCCTCTTCTGGAGCATGGGCTAGGAAGTTAGGTCCTGTAAATTTTGTCTCTAGGTCCACCATTTGCTGATAGAAGCGCTTCCACCTACGTAGTTGACGAGTTTTAGCATGGGCAGGCCACCCAACCATGCGACGGTCAATTAAAGCTTTAAGATGCTTCCAACGCCGTGATTGCTCAGGTTGGCTACTGCCTAGGGCATGAACCTCTGCTCTTGGGAGGAGGAGCTTGAGTCTTTGTGCAACCGCATCACCCACGCCGTTAGCGTCAACGCCAACAGAAAGTACGTCGTAACCACTAAGGAAGTTAACGATTTGAAAATATTGGTCTTCCCAGTCATCGCCTTGTAGCTCTAACCAATCTAGGACGCGGTGGTCAAAGTAACCAAATTCGTCTGGGCGGTCCCAATCTACCCACACTACTGTTACAACTGTAGAGTCTAGCTTACGGGCTGGGTCAATGCCAACAACCACAGGTGAACGATGCCAAGCCTTTACAACCTGTTGAGAGGTGTCACCAAGTTCGTCCATAACCGCAGAGGTGACGAACATACCTCTTTCAAGAAGCCACTTACAACAGTATGACATTTGGAACTCATCGGAATCCTCGCCAATACGTAACTTCTCTTTCTTTATAAACTTTTCGTAGTTAGCGTTTACCTTAGATACGTCTTTATAGTCCCACTCAAAGTGGTTCTGTCTACGGCCACGTCCAGTCTGCCTGCGCTTGTTAATCTGAATAGAACGGTAGAAGTTGTTCTTGTGCGTAGTAGGTGTACCAGTCTTTACCATCGTACCTGAGTAGTACGCAAGCATAGGAGAGATAGACTTGGTAACAACAAAGTCGTCTGCTTCTTGGCACTCATCAATAACAATAAGATGGAAGGACTTAGACTCAATCTTTGCACGAGGGTTAGCAGTCATCATCATAAGGCTACTGCCAGAGTTCTTTAATTTAATCTGTCGTGTAACCCCAGGCACCTTTCCTAGAGAATCATCAATCTCTGGGTCACCTAAAATTTCTTGTGCACGCTCACTTGTAAGGCGGTTTACTGTTCTACCAAATAGGGTTTCTACCTGACCTTCAACAGGAGCAAACATACCAACCCATAGACCATCTTTAAATCTAGATAGTAGGTCTGGGTACATCTTTGCAAGGCGTGGCAAAAGCACCATTAGCGTTGCTACGGTATTTGCAATTGTTTCAGACTTACCTGACTGACGTGCTGCTAACGCGGTAATTTCTTCACCGTCATTAATAAGGACGGACTCAATGATGCGACGTGCAAGTGGCATTTGATATGGGTGCAGACTGTGCCCAACAAGGGCATCCATAAACTGAATGCAGCGGTCTGTTAGTTTTTTAACGAAGGCAGCGGATAGCTCATCGAGCTCAATCTCTTCATCCTCAGGAATCTCTTCTTCAGGAACTTCAGGGATGAACTCATCGTCATCTTCTTCTAGCACAATGTTGTTGTCCATAATAGGATTATTCTAGAGTAAAACAAAAACCCTGTGCTGGTAAGCACAGGGGATTTGCACCATCACACGGGGTAGAAGAGAGGCGCTAAAAGTATATCAGCGTGTCATGCGGGTGTGCAACTCTTCAATGACAGCGTGCATTGCCTCGGCACCCTTTACCGCTTCCTCCAGATAAATCTTATCTCTGGATTTGGTATACATGTTGATGCATTTGCCAACTTCAGTTAATGCCTGGTCAACCCACTGCTCTAATTCTCCAGTAGGAATTCTGCCTACCCTTTTGGCAACCTTTTCTGGAAAGGGTTTAACCCAAGGCTTCTTCTTAAAAAAACTCATCATATTTACCATCCTCTGGAACCCAGGCTTTTCTTCCTTTCATGGCATCCAAGAATAGCCTATCAATAGCCTCGTCGTCATCAGGCGACATCGTAGGTTTTTTATAAAATACGCCTAGGTAATAACCTGGCTCTGTAAACGGCGCTCTAAAAACAAGACACTTGCCTTTTCTAAAAGGGTACTCAGTCTCTTGGGTAGAGCCGACCTCAACTACGGGTAGGGCCTTCTTATGCCAGTACCTTAGTTTTCCTACGTATAGTGGTCCGAATGTTTGCATCATTGTCCCCGAAGCTGCGTCTGGTCCTCTTCTAAAATTAATGTTTGCTGAAGTCTAGCAGAGGCTTCAGCGGCATACTCAAACCTTGTTCTTTGTTCTTCAGTCATTTCTAGTGGGTCAGCGGGACCCATTTGTGGCCAGCGGTCCAAGCCGCTTGACGCTAGATACTTACCTGTAGAGTCGGTGTTCTTTAAATTTTCATAATGGGACACAGGGCAGTTTTCATACTCCCACCATGTTCCATCTCTAAATACAACGTACAAAGAGCGCTTATCAAAATCGTATGCAATTGCTTTTGCTCTTGGTCGTACTGGGTTAGTTGTGTTTGCTGCTTGTTGTTTAAATCCTTCAGCTGGAACAGCAACTTGAAACCTTTGGTCGACAGGTGTTTCAACACCAATCTTTTCAGCCATGCCTAAAGCTAGATTTAAAATTCTATTGGCTTTATCAGCAGCGCTTTCGTAGTATTCAGCCCTACCATATTTGTTATCTATATTTGGACGTTTTTTAGCCACAGATATGGTCCTCTGTTTCAGACTCTTTAACCCTGGCTAGGCAGCGAGCACAACGAAGGTATCTCTCTGGTTTAAAGTTATTTTGCACTGTAGCGCCAGGCTCAAACTCAGATACTTCGGATACGCTAATAATCTCAGGTTCAGCAAACATCTCTGCTGGAAAGGGTCCTTGAGGTTGAGTAACCTTTTTAGGAACTGGGTGAGTTTGTACGGCCTGTCTTCTCTCTACACGTGCTGCGTAGATTGGCTCGTCAAACATTACTCGGCCTTAGGTTCCTCTTCTTTTGCTTCTTCTTCTTTTTTAGCCTTCTTAGCAGGCTTATCATCAATAAATTCTACAAGAGGGAAGTGTCCAGAATCTGCACGCTCTTGTAACCAATGTGGTAAGCATGGAGCGCAGTAGTTAACAGGATTTACTCCAGGGTCTGCACAGGTGTAAACAGCATCATTATCACAATTATCGCACTTGACTTTTGCAGCCATGAGGTCCTCCTAATATTAATGGGAGGGCAGTTATCTGCCCTCCCACCATTCTACTTGGAAGCTCCGATTCCGTACGCCTTATCCTTAGGATTTAGCGCCTTGGCTAGGGGTCCAACTAGACCTGCGACAAACGCGTTAGCGAGTACCTTAGGGTCAGTCTGACCTGCCATGTAGAGTGCTACAACGGAAGCGAGCGCTGCGCGGATGTATGACCCTGCTGCAGCGATTAATTGCTCCTTATTCATATTGCTCCTTTTACCCCATGTGATAATAGGGGTGAAGGAAGACTACTCTTCTTTTCCGATTTCCGCTAGATGCTGGGAAAAGCGGCCCTCTAGCTTTGCCACGCTAATACGCAGCTCGGTTATCTCGGAATGAATTTGATTGACGGTATCTTTCATACTGCCCCCGCCGTTGGGCTTAAGTTCATATACATAGTTCTTTAGGTAAGACTTTAATACCCATGATGTAGCTGCGATGATTGCAGCTCCAAATGCTGCAAATCCAGATAGGACTCCAGCCCATTCTACCAATGACATATATCACCTTTAATTTCTATATTAGAGTAGTTGATATATGTTGTCCAACACGCATATAAAATGCGGAAATACGTACTTATATTAAATATTTAAATAATCTATTTGTCACAGTAAAAAAAATATATTTACTTGAACTTGACCTTGGTTGTATTACTGTGGCACTCTAATACCTGAAAGGCTCCAGAAATGGAGCCTTTTGCCACTACTGAGAGGAGCAATAAAATGCTTAATATCAGCAAAGAGCAAACCAGTCAACTAGCAGCTATCGTTGCATATGTAATGATACTGATAGGTAGTCCAGTGGTTCTTGCAGCAGCAAGAGCTGATGTGCCTACAGAGCCAGTACGCCCACAGGTCGTACAAGTGGACCCTTTGGCTGGATTTAGGAACGCCAAGTCTTTAGACAAAAGCGAACTTAAAGACCTGCTTCGGGCAGTTGGGTTTGAGGGAAAGGCCCTCAGGACTGCTTGGGCTGTTGCGATGAAGGAATCCAACGGCCGACCTATTGCTTACAACAACAATACGAACACGGGAGATAACTCATATGGCATCTTCCAAATCAATATGCTCGGTGACCTAGGAGCAGATAGGCGAGAAAAATTCAACCTACAATCTAATAAAGAACTGCTTGACCCCGTGACTAACGCACAAGTTGCGTACCACATGTCAAACGGCGGCGCAGACTGGACATCGTGGAAGGTGTATCCAGGACAGAAAAATGGAGAAAGATTCGAAGACTTCTACAAGGAGTTTCCGACAATAGACTAGTAAAAGAAAAAGCCCCCTGCAGAACAGCAGGGGGCTTTTTTGTTGGGCGCGATTAAGAAGCCGCAGCCCAAGGGGTGATAGTAATTGTTGCGTTTGTAGAAACACCTGCAGCATTTGCCGCTGTGCTCTGAGTACGGATGGTGCCGTTGGCTCCACCGAGTGTGCCAGTTGCGTTAATACCAGTTGTATCTGCGACTGTGAAGCCTGAGCCAGAAACTGTAATCTGACCTGCTCCTGCAGAACCTGTAACTGTCCAAGTACCAAGTGCGTATGCTGGAAGATTGACTGGGCTTCCGCCAGCTGGAGTTCCTGCAACAAGTGTGACCTTGGTGCCTGTTGGGTAGTTGGTGTTT